CTGCCAAAGTCACTCTGGTGCAGCCAATCGACTTGCCCCAGGATTCGATCATTGGTCGCATCCGTGAGAGTTCATCTAGGTCGCCACCAGCCAAGAAGTAATGCAAGTTCTTGAGTCGCGGGTAGACAATGATCTCTGTCAATACCACCGAGTTTGAGGCCGGCCACAACTGCAATCTGTGATCCGCCACCATCTCGGCAACATCGTCAAAATTATGTGTGCCTCCAGAGTATTCTAAAGCAGCCTCCACATGGTGGCGTAGTCTCTTCAAGTGCTCAGAATCACTCATCGCTTGCCGCTGGCCACCGCATCCAGCCGCATGACGCCGATTCTCCAATCAGCCAAAACCGCACCCGTCACCTTGACATTGACCTGCCGCGCCATAAACCGGACATCCGTAGGGTTGGCAGCCGTGTATGGCCCAAAGGTTGACTGAGCGCCCGTGGGGTAATTGCGGGTCTTAAATGAAACCACCGCCTCGCCAAGTGTTTGCTCATCTGGGACAACCTGCCGCACAGACATGAGGTTGTCGCCATTGCCAAGCTGCACCGGCCCAGACTCAGCGTAGACGCTGGCGCTGTCGTAGGCAAAGCCGACCTCATGCTCGTAGATGTAGCCATCAGATGACACCAGCAGCGGGTTGGTGAATACACCCGCATCAGTGCCAGCAGTACGGGCCAATGAGCCTATGTTCCAGTGGTTTTCGCGGTAGTTGTAGGTGACATAGCTGTCATTCTCATTGCTGCCGCTGCTTGGGTAATACCACCAGATCTCACCAAACTGGCTGTTATGGACAGCGTAAACCTTGGATGCTTGGTTGAAGTTCATGTTGCTGAACACATAGTCAGACACATCACTCGGCAGCGGCTTGACATATCCGTCATAAGTCCAGAAACCCGACTTGCTCATCCAGATGGCCGCCGTATCGATGGCCGCCACAGATTGAGCCGAGATCAGGCCACAGCCAGATCCGGCCTTCTCAAAGCCATAGATAAATGGTGCGCCGATGTACGATGCCGTGTGTACATCCACATCTGTAAAGAGCAGGTTGACACCCTTGACGCGCTTGCCAGCCAACAGAGTGCCAGGTGTAGCCAACTCAAAATCACCAGCCTGATTGGTGGCCGCAGGCGTCCAGACTGTATTGTCCTCTTGGTCGCACCACTGCACCTTGCGCGGGTTGCCGCCAGCGCCAAGGGCAAACAGGATGCGCTCGGCAGTGACCAAGAGAGCCTTGTTGCCCGTTGGGGCGTTGGTGATTGCAGCAGCCAAGGTGGGCGTTGTAAAGCCAAGTTGCCACTCGTACAGCTTGCCGTCAGCGCTTGAACAGGCCACCAGATACTCACCCCATGTGTCCAAACTCCATGTGGTGGCTGGTATCAGCCCACCAAGATCAGGTCGAGCCACGCCATAAGCGTATGTGCCATAAGTTCCGTAGCCATAGCCAGTTTTGATCGTGGCATCGGCAATGCCGGCAGTGATGCCGGTTGGTGTGATTTCCTTGAGTGTTCCAGCCTCGTTCATGGCGTACAGCTTGGATTGAGTGCCGGCGGCAATAAATCGCTCTCCACTGTTGTTGCGCCAAGTGATGAAACCCCTGCACAGACCGGTCATCTGGCTTGCCGAGCGTTTCCTCCAGCCGCCCACTGGCCGCAAGGTATTCTCGTACCAGCGCACCAGATTTGCGTCATACCAGCGGCCTGCTGCTTGGTACTCTGTGCCGTTTCTGTAAATGCCTGGTGGTAGTTTTAGTGGGATGTACATGGCTATATTGTCGGTAGGTTGGACACAAAGCTCATCGTGACGATGGCCGATGGCACTGCTGGCCGTGTTGGGCTGGCGCTGGCAGCGTATTGTTCAATCGTGACACCGACATCAGTCGGCCTCCACATGATCTCGACATAGTCAGTTGCATTTAAGCTCAAAAAATAATTCATGGCTGCAATGGTGTGATAAGGATCACTAGCACCTTTTCTTGGTGCAAAGCCAAATCTGCTGTTTGAGTTGGCCGCATTTGTGCCATTGACTTTAAACCAGACATCCACATCCTGAGAATCATTTGTCGTATTTGTAAACTGGATGGAAAACTGCAAGTTCCAGATTCCGGCATCGGCCACTGTGATTCGGCTGCTGCTGGCTATTGTCACGCCATTACTGAAGTCTGTCGTATTAAATGTGACGGCATAGGCCGTGGTGGTGTTGGCCGCCGTCTGGTCGGTTGAGTCCTGAAACGCCCCATGCGGGTTGTTCATAAACTTGCCACCCCTTGGGCCAAACAGCGAGCCAAGGACGGAAGTCAGTTTTCTGGCAAAAATGTTCAGTGCGCCATTGTTCTCGTTCAAGTTCCGGCGTTCATACACCTCTGGTGGATAACCCAGAGGTGAGAGTGAAGGCGTCTCTAATTGTTGCTTGACATTGGCCATGACATGATTATTTCACTTATGCCATGTCTGCGCCTACTTTGCTGACTTCAGCAACCCTGCGGCCCCAGCCCTTGCCAAAAGTCGGCCAGTGCGGCAAGTCCATCAGGAATGACAGTCTGCGCTTGCCGTAATCGTCAACTAGATCGCCCTGAAATGCCGCCACAGCCTGCAAAGTCTTCGGGCCGATGCCGCCATCAGGATCAACCCCCACGCACGCTTGCAGCCACTTTGCAGCCCGACCTGGGCCGCTGTTCACCGCCGCATCGAACACCACATAGTCCACGCCAGCCGGTAGCTCATCTCCCTTGACCTTGTCCCAATACTTGGACTTGTACATCGGGCCGACAATCTCAGGGGTTAGGCCGCGCATGGTTTTTTCATCCACCTCATGCCCGACCCACTCCTCCCAGACCTTCTTGGTGACGCCGAGATTGGTCATGCCGCCAGGGTCGGATGGATGGTTTACAAAGCCGCCTTCATGGTGCAGCACTGCGGCCAGTGCGGAGTCAAAGTTTTCTTTCATTTCACTGGCCCTGCCTTAGAGAGTAAATCGGTCTTGGCTTGTGAGCCAGCGGATGATCCAAAGTAATAGGCAATGATGCCCGTCCATGCCGTGCCAAGGCTGCCCAGCATCATCAGGATGGCAGGGTTGCTGTCATCGAGCTTGTTGAAAAACATCAGCGTCATAATGGCAAAAAACCCAACAGTGACAGAGCCAGCCAGTATTGGCGGCATCAGGCTGCGGGTGGTGGCCTGCATCTCCCGCGCCGACTTCCTGTCCTCAACTTCTAGCTTTTCAAAGTTGAGGCCAAGCTCTTGCGCTTGCTTTTGCAACTCGATCTCAGCAATCTTGACTTGAGCAATCTGCTCTGCTGACAGCTTGTTGTTGGAGATCAGGTCGCCCACCTTGTCGGGGTCAACGCCAATCGCTTTGCTGATGGCAGACACTGCCATGCCAGCCAGTGGGCCACCCATTGCCGTGGCAATCGTTGGTGCAATTTGTTTAAGCCAATCCATTACTGTTTACTCCTTGAAAGCATTGTTGCGGCAATTTGCAGCATTGCACGGGCGCTGTCCATGTCTTCGGGCTGGGTAGCCCAGCCGACTGTGATCTGGCCGACAAAGCGCCCTGGCTCCGGTGGGACGCTGATGCGGCATGTGTAGGCCACACCCCTTGCGATATACCACAGACCCATTTCACTCTGCGCTGACTTGTACTCGCCGCATGGAATCTCGCTGGCCATCAGTTTGACCACATCGGCATTGTTGGCAGCGTTCTGGGTAAACAGGCCGACATCCAGCCCGTCATTCGTTTTGTCTCTGCCGTTCTTGCCGTAGGCGCGGTACAGAACCCGAGTGCCGAACATGCTGTTGACCTTGAACACCGCCACCACCAGCGCACCAGACTGCTTGAACAGATGCGCCGCTGCATCCTCCACCCTGTCCTCTGCAATCGTTGGAATCTTCTTGGACTCCTTGTAAGCTCCAATCAGCAGGTCTTGGTTTGTATATACAAAGTATCCTGCAAAGGTGAGCACGGCCATGAGCACCATTGCGAACAGCCGGAACGGGCTGGACACATAGGCCAGAATTTTGTCAACCAAGGCAAGGCGTTCATCTGCCATATCTCACCCGCGCTGCTCAAGAATGCCAAAGGTGAAATACCCAATAACCCCAAGAATTGCAAATAGGACAAGCGTCACCAGCACGATCTCAACGACCTCATCGACCTCTTTCTTGCGCTTTTCAGCAGCCTCGCGCTCACGCCGTGCATCATGTGCAGACTCAACATCCATCGCCGCTGCTCTGGACTTGATCTTGTTCCAGACATCAATCTTGCCTGACTGCATAAACAGCAGTTGCAACTCGTCCTCAAACCGCTTGGCCTGATCCAAGGCCATCTCAATCTGGATGGCCGTGCCCATGCTGGACTTGGATTTCTTGGCTTGGACAACAGCCTTGCTGGCCGTGGACTTCGCATCAAAGTACTTGCCCAAAACAGGGCCAAGAGACGACACATCATCAACAGTCTTGCTGACCTTTTTGATCAGCGCAACTGCTGCCTGAATGCCTGCAAGGGCCGTGAGTGGATCAATCACTTTCCGCTACCTTCTTTGGCTCTGTCTTGCCCTTCTCCCGCCACTTCAAGCACCACACCAAGAGCCTATCAGATGACCATGACCATCTCACGCATTCATAAACTGGGGCGGGTGCTTGCGCCACTGGCGGTGGTGGCGGCAGCGCGTCCATGATTACATCAATATCTTTTTCAACATCTCGGCAGCAAAACCTGGCCCAAGCAGCGTGACCGCAATCAGCGCGTACAAGATGTACTCAATGCGAGACATGCGCTTGCTACCGGATTCAAAGCTCTTTTTGATGGCCTCGTACCTGATGGCACAAATCTCTTCGTGCGTGGCCAGCCGAGCGTCTGTTGCGTCTATCTGGTTCATGGTGCAGACTCAAGTGCGGTGATGCGGGTTGTCATTTCATTTTCCTTAACAGGCCATCAGCACACAAGGCACACAGAATGAACCATCTGCGTATGTGCAAGTGACATGGGTTGATGTGACCTTGGCAACAGTCTTAGACCGCACGATGTCATCGCCTTGTGGCTTGGCAGTGCCGTCACCAGCAGACATGAGCAAATCACCACGGGCAACAGTTGTGCCTTGAGCAATGCGGATAATCATGTCGCCTGTCATTGCCATGTTGATTTCGTCTACATCGTGGTCATCGTCATGCGTCCAGTTGACAAACACACCAGCAACATTGGCATCGCCTTCAACATCAGACACCTTGACTTTGTTTAGCTGCTCGTTGTCTACAGGCTGTCCATCTTTGGTGTAAACATTCATCGCGTCCAAGTTGGACAGCACAGTGCCCTTGACAATTGATTCGTCTTTGGCAGATGTGGTTTGTGCGTAGCGTGACAAGTGACCACCGTTGTAAGACACGGTTGTGCCTGAAACTGAAATTGTGCCTTCAAGAGTTCCATCCTGTCTGAAATCAATTAAAACGCCATCAGATGTTGTTCTATCAACATTTATCACTGTTGCATTTGTATTTAAAACATTTAACGCATACCCCGATATTGAAGTTTGGTTAATGCCCAAGCCTCCGCTAGAGCCGATACGGGCGCGTTCTGTGCCGTTTGTAAACATTACAAGCGGGGTATTTGCTCCGTTATATAAGACAGCGCTGTAATTACCAACACCAAATGTGCCGCCTGTGCTGTTATCTAATCCAGCAAAGAAAGTTCCACCAGTATTTGTACAAATAGTTACTGCCGCTTGCGTTGCGGTAGATGGAACAACACTTAAATTGCCGTTAGTTAGTTTTGCCGCACCAGCAACTTCCAGCTTTACACTGGGCGAAGTCGTCCCAATCCCCACATTGCCGCTGGAGTCAATCCGCATAACCTCCGCGCCACCTTCAGCAAAAGCAATGGTGTCAGCAGCAGGGAAGAAGATGCCGGTGTTGGTGTCGCCTGTGGCTGTGATGGTTGGCGCAGCCGCAGAGCCTGCTGCATGAGATGCAATCCCGCCAACTGTCAAAACCTTACCCGAGCCGACATTTAATCCGACACTTGTACCAGTGCCGTTGGCGGTGAAGATGGCATCCACCGCGTCCAAGTCGGTGTTGATCTTTGTCCCCCAAGTGTCTGTCGATGCGCCTACCTCTGGCTTTGTCAGCAGTAGGTTGGTCGTCGTGGAATCTGCCATGATAAATCTCCGTTAAATGCCGTGGTTTGGGTGAAAGTTTAATTTCAATTCTGCTGATTTGCGCTTGCAAACAGCCTCAAAAAAGTCATCAAAATACCCTAAAAATTTCCCGCAAGCTCTGACCTCCCATTTGTCATATCGCTTGCCCAATCTTTTAGTCCATGAAACCCCGACAACACCAGATTTGTTGTCAATTGGCTTTGATATGTTTCGACCATTTCCAGACCTATCAGTTGCCCTAAGATTGACAAGCCTGTTGTCAGATCGCACATGGTTTTGGTGATCAACTTCATCAGGATAAAAGCCATAAAGATAAAGCCAAACAAGTCGATGCGAACTATGCCTGACCCCATCTATGCAAATAATCCAATATCCATGACCATCAACACCACCAGCCACTCGGCCTTTTGATGCTCTAGTTCTATTGACGGCCCATGTGAACACACCAGACTCAGCGTCATAGCTCAACACTTCTTTCAATCGCTCTTGCGTCAATGATTCTGTCTTTGCCATTTTTCGCTTCTTCTAAACAGGTGTCCAAGTCTCTGAATTATCAACGATTGCAGTCCAACTTTCTGCACTGTCGCTGATCGGTGTGTAAGTTTCTGCGCTATCGGGTATTGCACCCCAGCCAAAGCCAAAGATGATGCCAACTGATCCAGTGGCTGCATTGCCTGTCAAGGCAATCGTGATGACATTACTGACACTGCCGACTGCACCAGTTGCGCCGTTGCCTGTGATCGCTTGGAAAGTGATGACCTCGCTCGGCATCGTCTCCACAGCACCTGTGGCACTGTTGCCTGTGACCGCTTTCGTGCTGGTGACACTGACAGTGCCAACAGAGCCTGTGGCCGTGTTGCCGGTGGCAGCAAATACAAGACTCGGGGTAACGCTGTCAACTGCACCCGTGGCCGCATTGCCGGTGACTGCATTTGTCGAGGATATTGATACAGAACCGACAGCACCCGTGGCCGCATTGCCGGTGATGGCAATGGATACAGTCAGACCGACTGTGCCGACATTGCCTGTGGCAATCGTGCCGTCTTCTTGAACAGACCTATCGGCCAGCAAGTTACCAACAGCACCAGTCGCCTGGTTGCCGCTGAGAACGACATTGCCTATGCCATAGACGCCCTTGCCATAATAACCTGACCCATAAGCAGCCATGCCGCTGCTCCTATTTAAGCAATACGGATCAGGCCGGTGCTGGCATCATTGACAGGCATGGTCAGCGTGAATGTGCCAGCAGTTACTGTCTGCGAGCCAAAGGTGTGGACGCTGACCGCCTTGTTGCTTTGCGTGCTGTTGTAGATCAGGACAGCATCAAAGGCTGTGGACAGCGTGACAGCAGAGTAAGTGATGCTGGCGCTGGGGGTCACAAAGGCTGTCGTGCCGCTGGTGCTTGGCGCAGTGCCAAAGGTCACTGTGACGCCGCCGGCAGTGTAGCCAGTACCACTCACCTCGTTGGTGGCGCTGTACGCTGTGGTGGCCGCATTGACAGTGGCGCTGGCCAAATACAGCGCAGCCTTGAAGGTGTCAGCAGTCGTTGCTGCACGGATGACGCCAGTGCCAAAGTTGTGATGACCGACAAGCAGCTCACCTTTGAAGCTGGTACACATTGCCTGGGTGTTACTCATATCAATCCTTAAATTGCTTGGGTTTCGCCATCAGCGAAAACACCGCGTTTCAAAACCATATTCACCGACCTGTGAACCAACTCGCCGTCCAGCCAATACTCGACCCAGCTTGTTGTCTCGGTGTCGTTCTCCACAGACCCCACACGCTTTTCAAGCAGTGCCTCGTCCATGTCGCCTTTGGTGGTGGTAATCATCCGAATGTCCTTGCTCTAGTCAAAAGCGCACCGCCTGATGTCGCACCTCGGTCATCAGCGACTTGCAGGTCATTCAAGGCACGCTCGTACAGCGTTGCCCACACCTGAATTCTATTGTCATCTTGAAGGTATGGCGCAGCTTGCAGCAGACTTCCGTACAAATAGGCGTCTGGGCTGGACTCCAAAATAAAGTTGGTGGCCACCGATGTCGACAACTTTGACAACTTTGCGTAGTATGTCAACTCAGTCGCGTAGTTAGAATCTGGCGTTGGGACAAGTCTGAACTGTTGGCCGACCACGCCAAAGAACTTGGGCCTGCCGCTGGCTGTGAATTTTGTAGCCTCTGCATCCAGCGCATCTATAGTCATAAACGACAGCGGGGTAACTGGATTAGTGCCACTCAGTTTGAAGGACTTGACTTCCAAAAAGTCATTGGGCGTTGCGCCGTACTCAGCATTGAATGAGGCATTGGCCCTGACGATCATCTGCCTGGTGCGCAGCGTGCGCTCCATCTGCGCCTCGGCCAGAGAGATGAAGTCAGGGATAGCCGCCGTCAGGTCTGACCGATTGAGCCAGTCTGCAATGGATGCCTTTAGCTCGGTGTAGGTTGTCAGTGCCATTATTGAGCCTCTTTTTCCATTTCCTCTTTGACGATCCAGGTGTGGTCATGGCGAAATTCAAATGTGCCGATGTGGCCGATTTCCTTTGAGACATCATGGTCGATGTAGATCTTGTAACCAAGCTCTTGCGCTTTCTTACAAAAGAACACATCCTCGCCCATGTAGCCCCGTGAAGTCTGCCACGGCATATCGAACCAAGGCTCGCTCATGCCCTCAAACACCTCGCGCTTGATGAGCATTATGCCAGTGCCAATGCTTCCCACCTCTTCCAATC